GTATTTGTATCAGCCATAGAGAGCCTTTTTGTTTGCATTATATCATTTGTAAAGGCTCTATGTTTTTGTTATACAATTTGTTCTGCTAGTTCATCATGCTTTCTAACTCTTTAAATATATTGTTAGATAAACCATTGTTACAATATTCATCTATTATTGTATTTATTACTTTTTCATACTTTTCTTCTATCTTTCCCATGCCAACAAACATACAGATACACTCACATAACATCATTAACTCAAATATATCACGACCTAAAAGGTCTTCTATTTCTATAGGCTCGGAGTATTTAAACCCGTTATCTATAGTAAATCCTAACTCTAATGAGATATTACTCTGTTTTCTTCGTATATACACAAACCGTATTGCTATCACTCCACAAAACTCTAATAGATAATCTTTAGCAGTAGGGCTATCTAAATTCTTTAATTTAAGATAGTGTTGACACATAGGCTTTATGTAATCAACATCTTCTTTCGTTGATTTAGCAAATCGTTCTTTAAAATATTCATGACTCATATTGTAGTCCTTTTATTGTAGTATTATTATACTACTATTTCTTACCATTTTCAAGAAAAAAGGACATTAATGTTAAAATACTTTATTTGTTAGTGTCGGTATATAGGGTCGAACCGCATTTAAATATGCTGTGATTACGTTTAGCGTTTTGGGATAACCTGAATAGTGGCTGCCTTACCATAAGTGCTATAAGGATAGTAACCATAAGAAATAGCATCAAATACATCATCAAGATACTCATGCTTTTTATTTGGTAAGCCATTATCATCGAATACGTGCTTTTCCATCGTTTCTACTACCATCTTAAGCTTATTAGATAAAAATAGCTTACGAGTGCCATCACTTGCCATTATTCCACTATTAAAAGCGTTTACCCTGTCAATAATGTTTGGGTTTTTAGTTAAGTTCATTACTTGATAGCCATAGTCTTTGATTATCTTAATGTCAGTCGTTCCCCCTGCACTTGACTTGTTTGCGATACCTGTTGCATCTGTATGAAATATTCCTCTATGCTTAGGATATTTTAGTTTAACTGACTGCATTAAAGCATCTGTATTAAAGCTACCATATAAAAAGTCAACTAAGTGTAAGCCATTATCACGCTTTACAAATACACCACATGGCATTTTATTAACATTGAAGTCAACACCAAAGATAAGGGTTTCATTGTCTTGTATAGTCTCTAGGCTGTTGTTTAGCTCCCTATCATAGTCATGTACTACTAAGCCATCGTAACTCTCAAATGATGCTTCATATTCCTGTCTAAAGCTTCTTTCGTCAAGGTCATGTCTAGCACTTTCTATTTCATCTTCATCTACATAGCCACCTTCTAAGGTAGTGAACTGCCATGAAGTCCAGTTATTAGTATCTTTAGCATTGTTAAATAGATCATAGAAATAATTACGTCCTTTCGGTGAACTGATAAACATAGCCCACCCTTTTTGGTCTGATAACGCTGGTCTTAAAACCTCTTGCCATAATAGGTCAGGTTCTTTAGCTGTAGCAAACTCATCAAGTACTACACCGCTAAGGCTTACACCCCTCATTGTATCGGCTCTATCAGCACCCTTTAGGCTTATGATACTCCCATTGATTAAAGTAACCTCTAATCTGCTCTCATTTATCTTTGTAGATAGGTTATCTCTTACTTTAGTCTTTAGTAACTCCCATAAAATCTGTCGTGCTTGTGCAAAGGTAGGAGCTACAAAAAAGTATTCACCTTTCTTTGTTAGTGCCTTAGTTAATATTATATAGGTTGATAGATATGATTTTCCCCATCTTCTCCCTGCTCCTATTACTTTAAATCGTGAAGTGTCTTTAAACACTATTCTTTGAGCATCTTTTAACTTTGTTTGTGAGTTAAATTTTACTATCATTCTATCTCTACTATAATTTCATTGTCTTTATCTGTAATACCTAGCTTTAGTGGTTCGGTTATTCCGAATAACTGCTTTCTATTTGTTTCGGTCATCTTACCTAGTGCCATTACGTTTGGTAAGTTGTCTAATAGTGATAGTGGGTTATCCTGTATTAGCTGTAATACTTGTTTTTGTGCTTCTCTTACTATGCTTTGATTGTCTACTGTGTCGTTATTGAATAGCTCTCGTTCTCTCTCTAAATTTACCTTCTCTAATACTTGATTATTATGTAGGTTTAATTCGGGTTTATTTAGGGTTGCTTTTTGCTCGTTTATCTCGTCTTGCATTAATATAGTAAATACTTCACTGTTTACAAGGGTTGCTTTATTGTCGTTTTTAACCCATTCATCGGCTTTACTTTTCTTTGAAATATTGCCTTTATTTATACCTGTTTGTTTTGCTATTTCGTTTAATGGTGTACCATGCTCAAAGAGTAGTTTAGCTTTATCCCAAAGTAGTTTATCTATTGCCATTAAGATGACTTCCTTGGTGTAGATACCTTCAGCTTATTGATTATCTTATGAGAGCTTTTTACCATGTCATCTAAATACTCACGCTCTTGGCACTTTCTTAAATTACTGTGTGTTATGTCGTTTGAATCGAAATAGTTTGCTGTAGTGTGCATGATGATACTTATGTCTCTAAAATCAATCTTTGAAAGATGTGTGAAGTAGTTTATTCTTTCCTCACTGAAGCCCATTATTTGAATGAAAGCGTTTCGGTATTGCTCTAAAGATATTTGAGTGTCTATGTGATTAATGATGTGTTCAATGTTAGTTCTACGATGAATTGATTTTATTGCAGAATACACCACTATTTCATTGTTGTCGAATATTTCCATTACATCGTATAATAAGTCGATTATGGGCGTTTCTTGCATCTGATCCCTTTAGCGTAATGCGGTCTGAGCTGGTATCTATATACACATTAATTCTATTATTAACTTATTTATTATACCTTAAAAGTAATAATAGCCACAACTATTCCTTAAATGTTATGGATTTAGTGTATTTTATGACTTTAAAGGAATAACTATCTAACCGCTTTATACATTTTCTGATAAAGTCAACTCTTTTATGCTTATCTCGATTCTAGGGGTTTCACTATACCGCTTAGTTACGGAAAGTTGTGCCACTTGGCTATCATCTTTGTATGCAAATCCATTTAACCCATCGAGTACGGCTTTAACTAAGTTGTCTACATCTGGTCGCTTTATGTGATAAGCTCCCTTGATCTCTTCATACTTCTTTTTACTAAGGCTTTTTGGTATTGGCATATAGAAGTAAATATTTACCCCTAACGCTCCCTCAAGTATTGTTTTATAGTTCATCTTAGCCCATAGTGCGAAGTTCTGCTTAAAAGTGTTGTACGGCTCAGCATAGTATGTTCCACGCTTAGTTACTTTTGGGCGGCTCGCAGCGATTGGCGTAGCATTGAATATTTTAACGTGCTCCATTACTTAGCCCTCAATGCAGGTTTCTTTCTGGCTGCTCTTATCTTCTCAACTTTTTTATTGAATGCTTTTTTAGTCATGGTTCGCCTCAGTTGTAGTGTTAAAAGTTACTTCAAAGTCACACTTAGGACATGGTGTGTTTTCTTTTAGTGAATCTTCAAAACTCATGATTTACCCTTTTGGAGCATCAGGGAAAGGCATATACCATTCAAACTCATCCAAGTCACATAAATAATCATCACCGTCTGCACCATCCCATACTTGATAATGTTCATTAAACCAAGCTACTCCAACATGAATGTCACCATGTCTTATGACTAGGCACTGTGTATCTTCTTTTGGTAATCCGTCTTTAACTTTTATCCCCTCCATCTCTACTCCTTTTAATTAAAACTACTAAGAGTATATATGCTGTCAACCAGACGGGAATCGAACCACACTACATATATACTCTTAGTAGTTTTATATTTTAGTACCTCATCGTTGGCACATCGTAGAGAGGTGGGTTAGATGTGTTAGTTTATATCTTTAAGGTGTCAAACACTTATGTCGCCTTCTTTCTTTATTGTGAATTTCCATTCAGATCCCAGGGATTTCATTAAAGACTCCATTCACTACATACTACTTTTATCATAGATTAACTCCTTTGATT